ACAGAGGGTCGCACAAAGCGCCAAGCCCGGAATTTGCTGCGCCTTTATTTGATCTCACGAAGGGTGGGGAATTTTACCCAGAAAGTGTTTATTCTATAAAAGCCGCGCAATTGTATCCAACAGGATTTGCTAAAGCTGATAAAGAAGCGTATCAAATAGCACGCGCAATACGCGGAAATCCAGAAGCAGAAGTATCTATATACAGGGCCGTCCCGAATGATGAAAACATTAAATCAATCAATCCGGGAGACTGGACAACGTTGAGTAAAGATTATGCAAAGACTCATGGAGAGTCTGTACTCCGCGGAAACTACAAAATAATGAGCAAAAAAGTTAAAGCAAAAGAACTTTACACAGATGCAGAGTCAATCCATGAATTAGGATATTGGCCTTCTAAATAATATTTTGTATGGCATCCACCCGGCCATTCTCGGGTGAGTTTATGGGGTTTGAAATGACGCAAACGGCAGAGCGAGAGGACGAAAGCGAAGTAACCGACGAAATCGAAGTGCAAGAGGATGCTGAACTTGAGAATGTGGGCGACGAGCAAAATACCGACGCCGACCAAGAGCCGGAAACCGAAGCACAAGAGGAAAGCGGCGACGAAGTAATCGTTTCAATCGGTGAGGAAACGCCACCTCAAGAGCAAGAACAGCGCGCACCGGAATGGGTGCGAGAATTACGCAGGTCACACCGGGAATTGCAGCGTCAGAATCGAGAGCTGCAAGCAAAGCTTGAAACCACACAGGCTGAGACAAAGCCGGCTGTGCTGGGGGCAAAGCCGACGCTTGAAGCCCACGATTACGACGCGGAGAAGTACGAAGCGGCACTTGCAGATTGGTTTGAGCGGAAACGCCAAGTCGATGAGCAAGCGCAGCAGGCCAAGCGAGCGCAGGAAGAACAGACGCAAGCATGGCAGGCAAAACTTGATGCGTATGGGAAGGCGAAATCCGGCCTGCGCGTGAAAGACTTCGAGGACGCTGAGATGGCGATTCAAGAAGTCTTTAACGTGACGCAGCAGGGCGTCGTACTGCAAGGCGCGGAAAACCCGGCGTTGGTTGTGTATGCACTAGGCAAGAATCCAAAGCGCGCGAAAGAACTTGCTGACATTAAAGACCCCGTGAAGTTTGCCTTCGCGGTCGCGAAACTGGAGACGCAATTGAAAGTTACGAATCGCAAGGCAGCGCCGCCGCCCGAAAGGTCTGTGAAAGGCACTGGCAGTCTGAGCGGTGCGGTGGACTCAACCCTTGAACGGCTGCGGGAAGAAGCAGCCAAAACCGGAAATATGTCGAAGGTGATGGCGTACAAGCGCCAGCTTCGGCAAAAATCAAACTAATCAGGAGTTTTAAATCATGGCAAATTCGTTCAGTAAAGAGGAACGCGTCGCGTTCGAAGATATCCTTGAAGGGTTTCAAGATGCCCTCGTGCTGTCCAAAAACGTCGCGGTGTATAACACCGATCAGTCGATGATGGAGCGCACCAATAACGTCATTTGGCGTCCGCAGCCTTACATCGCCACCAGCTACAACGGCACCGATCAGTCGAGCAACTTTGATGACTTCACGCAGCTTTCTGTTCCCGCGACCATCGGCTTTTCAAAGTCTGTGCCGTGGGTGATGAACGCCACTGAACTGCGTGACAGCCTGCAAGAAGGTCGTCTCGGTGACGCTGCCAGGCAAAAGCTGGCGAGCGACATCAACGTGGCGATCATGAACGTGGCTGCCAATCAAGGCACCCTGTTTGTGAAACGCGCCTCGACCGCCTCGGGCTTTGACGATGTGGCGCAGTGTGAAGCGATTATGAATGAGCAAGGCGTGCCGATGTATGACCGATATCTCGCTCTCTCCACCCGCGACTATAACGGCATGGCGAACGATCTTTCCAAAGCTTCGCGTTCTTTCGGCAACGAAATCAGCGACAAGGCTTTGCGTAAGGCGTTTGTTGGCGAAATGGCGAGCTTTCAGACATACAAGCTTGGCTCAGTCAACCGCAAGACTGCTGCCGCTGGCGGCGCTGGCCTGACTGTTGACACCCGCGCGTCTGCCGGTAACTACTACGTGCCGCGGGCTACCTCCGTCGCAACCACTGGCGAAACCGCGAACGTCGACAACCGTTTCCAAACCATCACGGTTTCCAGCACGACTTCCGTGGTTGCTGGCGATGCCTTCACGATCGCAGGTCTTAACGCTGTCCACCACATCACCAAGGGCGACACCGGCCAACTGAAGACCTTCCGCGTTATCAGTGTGCAGTCTGCCACTACGATGGTTATCAGCCCCCCGATTATCAGCGCCCAAGGTGGCACCGATTCGGAGCTGCAATATCAAAACGTGGTGGCGAACACCGTGGCGAGCAACTCCGCTATCGTGTTCCTCAACACCGTGACCAACTTCATCAACCCGTTCTGGCAGCGTGACGCCCTCGAGATCCTTCCGGGCCGCTACGCAGTGCCGCAGGATGCCGGCGTAGCCGTCATGCGCGCCTCGACCGATCAGGGCATCGAACTGGTTATGCAAAAACAGTATGACATCAACACCATGAAGACCAAGTATCGCCTTGATACTCTGTTCGGCGTTGTGAATAAGCAACCCGAAATGTCCGGCGTGATGATGTTCTCGCAAACCTAATCATGACGGGCCGGGTTACCCCGGCCTTCTCTACATTCTGAAAGGATTACCATGTCAAATATCGTTGCAGTTAATGGCAAAGCCACCGTTACGATTCCCGCTGGCGAATCGATCGCCGTGTTCACCCAAGGCCAGGCGCAAGTTTCGCGCACCCTTGGTTTCCCCAACTATCCAGACCAGACCACGCTTATCGGCACCGTGACGAATGGGCAAACCGTGTTCGGTTCCTATTCGTCCGGCGCAACCATCGTGGTTGAATCCGTGGGCTCCCAGCCTGTGTATTACGAAGTCGGAACCGCCCCGCAAGTGCAGCAACTGCGTTTGAATGCACAAGTGCAAGGCGCTCCCACTGACATCGCTGACGGCGCATCAATGGCTTTCACCGCTGCCTCGTTGCTCTCCGGCATTGTCACCGCAACGCCGACCCAAGCGCGCAGCATCCAGCTTCCGCTAGGCTCGGCAATTGACGCAGCCTCCGAGTTTGCGATTGGCGATAGTTTTGACTTTTCGCTGATTACTTTGGCTGCATTCGCGCTGACGATTACCGTCAACACTAATGTGACCATCGTTGGCGCAGCTGCAACGGCTGGCACGTCGGGCGCTGCCGCGCGTTTCCGCGTGCGCAAAACGGCTGCTGATACGTTCGTCACCTACCGCATTGCCTAAGATGTAAAATAAGCCCGGGGAGAAATCCTCGGGCACTTTGCAAAGGGTTAAAAATGCCGCTGAAAAAAGGCTATTCGCAAAAAAGCATTAGCGCGAACGTTTCCAAAGAAATGAAGGCGGGAAAACCGCAAAAGCAAGCGGTAGCAATCGCGCTTTCGACCGCGCGTACCGCTGCGATGAAAGCAGGCAAGCCAAGCAAGGCCCCAGCGAAGAAAGGGAAGTGATGGATTATCCTGCACTGGTCTATCGTTGCCCTGGGGCGCATTTTGGGCCTGATGGAACCACGTATGATTCGCTCGGCGTCAGAGACGATGAGCAACTGCGCGCGGCATTGGCTGATGGATGGGCAGAAAGCCTCGTGAAAGCTGTGGAAATTTACCTTGGTGCATCCGATGAATTTGTGGCCAACCCTGTGCCAGATGTTGATGCCGCCGAAGCCGAAGAAATCAAAGAAGGCGACGAAGGCTCACCGCCCACCCGCGAAGAACTCGAAGAAAAAGCCAATGAGCTCGGCATCAAGTTTGACGGGCGCACGACCGACCGAAAATTGCTCGAAAAAATCGAAGAAGTCTTGAGGGGTGAGTGATGGGATACAGCAAGCGCCAATTTATCGAAGCAGCCTTCGAAGAAATCGGGCTTGCCTCCTATGTTTTCGACCTTCAGCCGCAGCAGCTCGAGAGCGCGCTGCGTAGGCTAGACGCGATGATGGCAGATTGGAACGGGAAGGGAATCAGGGTCGGGTTTCCGCTGTCAGTAAGCCCGCAGCAGTCAGACCTTGACGAGCAAACCTACGTGCCAGACATGGCAAACCAAGCGGTCATCACCGGGCTTGCGGTCAGGCTCGCTCCGTCATACGGAAAGCAGCTGATGCCGGCAACGCTGGCGATCGCAAAGTCATCTTATGACACGCTGCTCGCCAAAGCTGCCATGCCTCCCGAGCAACAATTTCCGGACACGCTGCCTTCAGGTGCCGGGAATAAGCCGTGGATGTATGATGTGTTTCTGCCGGGGCCTGAAGAACAAGTGCTTGCCGGTCAAGATGGGCCGATCGAACTCAATTAAGGGGCAACCATGCCGACCATCAATCAATTGTCGACGCTGAACGAAGTTACTTCAGCGGACAAATTCATCGTGTATTCCAACGATAACGGCGACGCGCGAAAGGCCAGCATCAACACGGTGCGCGAATTCATGGAAGGCGCTTTCGTGGATGTCGAAGCGGAAACTATCACGCTTTCGACTTATGCCAAGGTAACGACGAAAACCGTCGCAAACCTGCCTTCTGCCGCCGTTGCCGGGGCAGGCGCTCGGGCAGCCGTGACTGATGCAACGCAAACGCTGACCGCAGGAATTGGCGCCATTGTGGCCGGCGGTGGGGCGAATATTGTGCCGGTATTTTGCGATGGCACAAACTGGCGTATCGGTTAAACTTTAAACACGGCATCAATCTTTAGGGGGTGAGAAATGCCAGACATTCTTAAGAGTTACAACGACGTCACTCGACGCAATGTCGATATGAATGACGGCACCTGGGCCGAAAGGTTTGCAAGCGAGCCTCTCGGCATTCCGGGCGTTGCACGACAGCTTGCAGCAGGGGCCGCAAGCGCAAATACCGCGCTTACAACCACTTGCAGGCGCATCAGCATTTTCGCTCGGGGCGCCGATATTCGGTATTTGATCGGAAGCACAGCACAAACCGCGAATGCTTCAACTTCCAATTTCATCGCAAATGGAGAGCGCCTTGATCTTCGTCTGCCTGCTACGCCAAACATTGCGGTAATCAGAGCTGGCGGGACAGACGGCACCTTAGAACTCACCGAGCTTTTGTAACATGCAGCTACGCGCCACTAGATTGATGGCATACGGGCGTGGCCGTCCGGCTTGGACGCCAGCGCAGATACCTACCGCGCTGTGGCTGGACGCCAACGACGCCAGCACAATCACGCTCAATGGGGTAAATGTAAGCCAGTGGGCAGATAAATCGGGGAATGGTCGAAACGCATCTCAGCCCACGGCGTCGGCGCAGCCTGCGTGGGGGGTTGGGCGCAACTTCATAAAGTGGAGCGAGGATTTCAGCAACGGCGAATGGGTCAAGCGCGGCACTTGTACCGTCACGCCGAACGATGCAATCGCGCCGGACGGCACCCTCACCGCTGACAAGATTTCCGGCCTGCAAGACGCTGCGCTCAACGATATCTACAACGCCGACTATTTTACGCTGACGCGCGGCACTCCCGGCGCTGCGTACACCCCGGGCATCCGCATCAAGCGCATCTCAAAGTCCGGCGTCCTGCGCATCGGCAACCCGATCAACGACATCACCTCCGGGCGCTGGGATGTGGATCTATCGCAACTTCCCGATGACTGGGTTCTGATTACTCCGACGACCCCGGGCGTCACGGTAAACAACAGCTTCGTCCTCGACTCCAGCGGGAGAGGCGGCATCCTCATTCGCGGCGTCAGTGGGGGCCCGCTGTCGGTGCATGTCTGGGGCGCCCAGGGCAACCAAGGGACGACACTGGACGCGTACCAGCGCACGACGTCTGATGTTCAGACAGTAGCTACCGGCATCAATGGCAAGCCGACGCTGGGGTGGACCGGGGCCAATGGCATCTTTCTCGACACCGCCGCGTGGTCCCTGGCCCCAGATCGAAAGTACGCCACCGTTGCCGTGGCCTCGTCGCCCACCTGGGGCGGCAGCAATCGCTTCGGGCGGATTTGGGTTTCTCGGTCTGGCTACCCGCAGGGCTACATTGGGCAGGGCGAGCTGGCAGGAAGTGCGCTAGCCATCGGCGGCACGATGCTGACCACAGCGTTCGTCACAGGTGTTTCGGGTGCAAACGTGGTGTCAAATTCGTTCGGCACCAGCGGCCTTGCTGCAAACGCT